GAACAACAACGGAAGTTTGCGGAACTGCTTGTTTACAATGAAGGACGTAAATCTCCAGCTGAGTGTGCTTTTGAAGCTGGATACAAGACAAGAGCAAGAAAAGCTGCGTCTGAAATGAGAAATCCAAAATACTTTCCATTGGTTGTAAAATATATCAATGAGTTAAGAGCTGAAGTCCAAGAGAAATACGGTGTGACGTTTGAAAAGCACATTGCAGAACTATCAAGAATCAGAGATGAAGCAAGAGGTAAAGGTGCCTGGGCTGCTGCAACAAATGCAGAGATAGCTAGAGGTAAAGCTGCTGGATTGTATGTTGATCAGAAATTGATTATGCATACAGGAAATATTGATAGACTGTCTGAGGAGGAATTAGAAAACAAAATGAAACAGATTCTAGATGAAAATAGACTGATTACAGTCGAACCTTCTCCATCTTCTGAATCACCCCAAGAGGGAATACATTCCGATCAGAAAACACTTCATCATTCTGATCATAAGAACTAAAGGTCCACAAATGTTTTTTATCTTTTTTGTATACGTAGGCTTGAGTTATCATAACACAAGGCAAGAACCTATCGAACTCATCGACTGTAGCGTGAGCTGCATCGCCGGTGATATCCAGCCAACGTATGGAGTAGAAGTAATATCGCTTCTTGTTAATTACAGCACACTTATATTTTGATTTCTTACGTCTCTTAGTCATATTTCTATATAAGGGGAATTTTTGCCCCTATAAAGTTTTTTCTGAAATAAAAATTTGCCTCGCGCGTCAAGTAGGGAAGTGTGCCAAGGCATATATGCAAAAAAGTCAATAAAATCACCATTTGTGCCAACTGTGCCAAAGGGCTTGGCACAGCTATTAGTCAATAATACCAACACTTTTAGCTTAAAAAAGGGGTGTGCCAAGTGTGCCACGAGGTTTTTTTTATTTTTAAAAAAAATAATACCCCCTAAAATCTCCCTTATGTACGGAACAACAATCAAGTTTTCTTGAAAGTTGGTGACTTTATGGCAATTTTTTGTTCTTTATCTGTCTTAAATGCGACAAGAACAGATGTATCGCCAATAAGCGTAGACTCCAGCACCTCTATTCTTCTTATCTCTCTCAGAGAACCATCGTCCATTTCTATGTATGCTCTGGCATTGCTGATTGCATTACCTTTCTTGCCATCAGTAAATTTATCTAAGTATTCTTGTAAGTATTTTACGTACACTATTTCCTCCTTCTGTGTCTGCCCATGTACCAATCGCCTGGTTCATAGTTCCAACGCTTGCCATGGTGTCCTCTTATATCGGCATACCACATACGTAGTCTAACTATCAATTTTTTTACTAGCATGATATTGATCTAACCTCCTTAACCATTCATATTTATATTTTTTTAATTCTGATCCTTGGATAATAAACTCTTGATAGTAGGGATCAGGGCTACACATCATTACAACAAACTTATCGATACTGGTATCATAAACTGCATCATGGGCCATACAATATGCTGCGCCCTGTAAAAAATAGTCTGTGATCCATTCTCTTTGTTTTGGTTTGTTGGTTTGTTTAAAGTCAACAATCGCATCTGACCCATTATGGACACAAGCTAAATCTGTTTGGCCTGCATACAATCCAGGATAATAGACATTGACTTCAGTTCCGTAATATTCTGTAACATTACACAATCCACGCTCCGCGATCCGTTCTGCCATCTTCATGGCTTCTTGTCCAAGTTCCGTAAGGTCAGCGTGTTCTTGACCTAGTATCTTGTGTTCGAGAATCTTATGCATCGTCGATCCACGATTCGCGGCACGTGTTTTAATTTTGTTCGCTCTCTCCTTACCTTCTCTCGCGTACCACGCCGCTAGACTCCTTCTCTTCTCTTCGCTCTGAGTCTGAGATAGTATAGTCGTAACTGATGGTAGTTTTTCTTCACCTATAACATAGTGTCGTTTACCATCTACAAGTTCTCGGTGTGTTCCAGGGTATATAAATTTATCTATCTTTTTCATAATGTTTTATTATCTCCTTTAGTTTATGTTTTTTAGTAATAGCGTAAGGATACAATCTTTTAGCGACTCGATAAGCTTGACGGTAACTACATCTCCAACGCCATTGATCTTTCCAGTGAGGTTGAGAACTAGGAGACTTATTCTTAATATTTAAATTTACAGTTCCTTCTTTTAAATGTTCATGTAAGAATCGTACAGTTTTCTCATCTGTCATTGACATTTCTAATACACAAATAAGACAATTATACCTTCTACCTCCTCTTTTAGTTTCAGGTCTTACTTTAAATTGACATGAACCCTCACCATCAAAGAGTCCGGCTACATAAGAATCTACTATCTCACTCACCTTAAATACTCTAATCTGTATAAGTCTCTCATACTCTTCTCTCTTTTCTTTTCTTGTTCCTTCTTTTTATTGGCAATCGTCTTGTGTCGATTTTGGTTTAAAGACTTCGCTACTGGGTTTCTTCGCGTAACCTGTTCCTTTTTCACGGTTCCTCCATCGTTTGTTCCAAGCATACACACTCATGCGACTGCCTGTTGTTTCAATTATAGAATAGATTTTATCTAAAAATTTTTTCATTTTATATTTACATTCATCAATTAGATCTGGAATCGTCACCTTTGAAGAACCTCCTTAAAAATTTTAAATATTTTCTTCTCTCTATATCGAAGGGGCTTCCTTGCGCATTGGAACTCGCCCCGTCTGATATCCGAGCTTCGTCGCTAGCTTTCGCATTATCGCTTAGGTCCAGAGGAGCGCCAGTGGCGTCACTTGTACCCCTATCTCGGTCAACTTTATTTTTAAATGACACCTTTATCCCTCAATTCTTTAGGTTCAAGTTTGTCTTCTACGTATAAAAAACCTTGTCTATTACAATCATCACATTGCGCAATCGTTTCTTCGTGAGTCAAGTGGTATGGCACTCTGTAAAAGCCATTACCTTTACAAGTTGGACAAGTTATTTGTTCTCTATTTGCCATTCTTTTTACCGTTTCCTTTATTCTCTTTAAAGAATCTAATCAATCTACCTATCATAGATGATCTTGTTCTATCAGTCTTATTTGCCAATATACCTAGTTCTTTCCAATCTTCATGTTTTACTGACAATGACTTATATTTAGCTGGATCAGCCATTATTTGTTCTCCTTCCCATTTGTTATTGTTGATATGTAATTACCATGTTTATTTGTATACATTACTAAATATTCTTTTTTTGGATCAAGTTTGGCTTTTAATTTCTTAAAAGACATGGCCTCCATCTCCTTTTCCTCTCCAACATTCGATACAGCTTCTATGCTAGAATATTGATAGTTGTTAAGAATTTGTTTAGTTTGTTCTCTGGTGATGTGTTTATTATCATCAGTTAACTCTCTTACTTTATAAGTATACCTCATATTATCCTTTCTTGTATTATTGTTATCATCTGAATATGGGAATATATATTAAAAAAACAAGACTTGTCAATAATATTTTTTTAGTATAAAAAGAGGATCTCTTCTCACACCTTTTGTTTGCTCGTTGGGCTGTTCTAGCCCGACGAGCACTAAACTTCAGAACTAATTTTACATTTGAATGCGATTACAATTCCGTCTTGGTTAACATGGTCTCGACCCAAATCGGACATCATGTCTTTTGCTATTTTATATCCTTTCATTGCACACTCGTAATGCGTGTTAAAATGCACATCATGTACCATAGGTGGTAAACACTCTAGATGTATTTGTGAGCAGATCGATATTACCAATAAAAACTTCATAGCGTACCTTAGAATTGTTCTAAACTAACGACCCTGGCCTCTATACTTCTTACGGTGTGGTTTTCTTTTGTTCAGATTTTTAGTATGAACTCCAGGTCTTTTCTTGGGTGTTCTTTTAGAGTAGTTACTTACTCCGAAGAGCGGTTTTCTTTTAGCCATAATCTATCCTGTTCAGTCATGGCTAAATATTTTATGTGGCCATTAACATATTGTTTTATCTCTTCACCACAATTTGTGCATTTATAATAATCACGCACGATAGATACAAAGACTACATTCTCATTACACTCAGGACATTGTCCTATGTCTGTTTCAATATCTTTTATTAAACTTTTTAAAAATTTCATTCGCTGTCTTTTTTAACGTAATAAAATATAATTAATAACAGAAAAATTATAAAAAGTGTATCTATCATTCTGCCACTCCCATGAGCCACAGCATAATAAAAATATAACAGATGGGTTCCATTACTGTAATATTAATTTTTTGATTGCTTGTGTGCCATCAATATTTGTTTCTAGTTCTGCTTTAGATCGTATGCATTTATATTGAATGTTTGGCTTAAACTGTCTCTCCGCGATACGTTTATGGCGGAGGCACTGGGCCATACCCTCTGGCTGGATACGATGCTCCTTGATATCAGGGCCTATAAACATGAGTCT